AAAGCCGTGGGAATGTTCCTTACCATCCTACACTCGTCCCCTATCTCGATAGGATGCATCTGACAAAACTCAATTTTATGTAGTTCATAGACAGGCTCTTCCGCCACCATGCGAAATCCCATCCTCATAAACCACTCATTGAGCCCTTCGTTGAATTTATCCATATCTTCAGTTTCCATCATGACCACACAGTCATCTCCATTGTTGAGTAATTTGATCTCTACACCACGGCTTTTCGCATACGCGTAAACCATGGCACACATGAGTAAGCAATTGCCTAACCCAGTGTTCATATCCCCACTAAAACGTTTTCCTCGCACCGTATACTTGAGACTCCCGTCCTCACAGTATGATGCGCCTTTGTTGTCCATCTGCCATCGCAACAAGCGTTTAAGTTCACGGTCACCATTATAAATGTCCGTGTACACTTCGTGCTCCCACGCAAGTGCTTCTGGTGATACATGCATATCAAATTTCGTGGCGTCTAGGCCGATCGCCACTGGTTCTATGAAACTACGCCACTTGCCTCTTGCAATGGCCCCAATCTGGGTCACGTTAAATCCTTTGATAACTGTCGGCCCGTCCCCGTACACCCGCCGAATGGCATCATATACGCGGTGCTCGGCAGGTTTAATATACCTACCGAGTGCCAAATTGTACCTTGGATTCCGTGGTTGAATGCACCGAGGTGCTTTCTCCGGATTGACCATCTCCATCTTCACAAACATGATGGAGCGTGCGTCGTCTCTACTCAATCCCAATTCCACTAGCCCTTTCAAGGCGTTCTCATAAATGGTCCGTTTCCGACCAGTGTAACTGTCCACAATTTCTTGGGATGTACTCTTGGTGGGTCTGCGAATCTTCTTAAACAACTCCTTCCTGAACTCGGCCAGTGTCTCCGTGAATAACCCTTTATCCACGGGAGGCGGAGCCACAAAGTCTTCACCTACTTTGCAGTAATACATGCGTGTCAGTAACGCACACTCCGCTGTTCCTATGTCCGCATTGTTAACCCCAAGGGTAAGGTTGCCAGACAACTCCGATATAGAGTGCAACCTTCGGGGCTTGACTGTATCCCTGGCGTGTCGATTGACGTGCAGCCTTGGGTCACGTAAACTAGTCACGTGACTCACACCGTCAATCGCGCCAAGGCCTCCTCATGGAGGCCCCGTCACGGGGGGGACCCGTGACGCTCCCCGCCGCCCATTTCCGAAACGAAACAATTCGCTGACCCGACTCCAACCATTCTTGGGTCCAGCGTTGTTATATTCATCTCGAATATTGGCGGTGGTGTTGCTTGCCATCATCCTTGCAGCCTCCACATCGAACCTATCTGGAATGAAGACCCCTACGATGATCTTCTCGATGGATTCCCTCATGTGGGCGGGCCTCACACCATGCTTCTCCATGATGCGATTCGCTAATCTACGGACGGCTAGCTTGTTTGCCTCAGTATTCTTCGGCACTCCCAACTTGTTCTTAATTTCACTTACAACCGATGCCTCGTAAAATTTCCTTCCATTCGCCGCAATCCTGCGAGAGGCCTTAACCTCTATCGCATCCTGGCAAACGGTGTACACCAGGCTGGGGCCTGGTGTGACAAGTTCTTCGTCCTCTAAGGGACGGTTGGTTTCCTCATCACTGGATCGAAAACCACAATGGCGTCCACAACCTTGGCGTGTTGTGGTGGGTCCATCTCCGCTACATTAGCGGGTCCAACGCACTCGTCAACGAAGTTGCCATCTTCGTTTTCGGGGTGTTGGTTTGGCTGCCTGGTCAATGGCAGCTCGTTGTCAAAAATGTCAACGTCGACCGGACGATTCGTCCGGTGTCGGCGTTTTGGAGAATGCGTGAACTCTAGGAACTCCTCTGCGAGGTGCTCGTTCGGCTCAACTATTCTGCGGACATTTTCG